ATCAGGAGATGTGGGCAGATACATTAATAATTATAATGCGGCTGCAGGCGCTTTCCCTATCAATATGATCCGCGAAGATCCTTTGAATGATAATGTCGCCGCAATGGTCCCGCATCCTTTCGTTCATAATTTAATCCGAAAAATATTCAATGATGAAAACTTTGGTTGTTTCGGCTCGTTTTTCGATAATGAAGAGCTTCATAAATTGATCATTTTTTATAATTTTCCGTTGGATGAAAAATATAAAAAATATTACGTTCAGGCAGAAGATGAAGCTTATCATCTCATAGAAGAGGGAGGTAATATGCTTGGTTATCCGGATGAAACAACTGGAGAAAACCAGGATGTTGACGGCTGCTGGAATAATTCGACAAACAAATATACAGTTAAAAATAGTGGTTATCATATTATTAACTTGTGGTTAAGGGCAAAACCAGATTATAATGTAAACTATACAACTGTTAAATGTATATTAGGTCTTAAGAATGAATTGGGCGTAATCGAGTTTGAACAACAATTTATTGTTGACAATGATTTAACGTATCATGATCTTTTATTTGAATTTGAAATATTTTTTAATACAGGTGATATAAATAAAGAGTATCATTTCTGGTTTAAATTTATAGTTGGTGATTCAACTGATTATTTTGGAGCTATTTGGAATGAACATTTCATTGCCTATAATTCGAGCTACCAGAACCTGAATCAGTTCAGCAATATTCTGAATATTGCCAACCATTTGCCACCGGTTGAAATCAATACTTTTTTCAATACTTTAACCAAGGCTTTTGGAATCGGCATTTTCTTCGATTTTATAAACAATAATGTTCAGTTTTCTCTTGTAAATGATATTTTTAATTCAAAAAAATATCTTGACCTGAGCCATAATGTTCTATCAACCGATAAGGAAACCGAAATCCTTGAAAACAATGGCTATAAACTTGATATAGCCTTTGACAGGGATGTTTATACTTTTGACAATTATGAATTCATAGGAGAGTTTGACACGTGGGATGAACTGCCTACGCCGGATAATGTAAATAAAATTGCATTGGAAAAGAGCTCAAACACAATAGTTATTTACAGAAAGGATCCTGATTCTAATATTTTCGACTGGTTTTACTGGTCGGATAATATTTATCCCGTTAAATCAGGAGGCGGTATTGAACCCATTACGGCCGATTTCAGTACGCTTGCCATGCACATAGGGAACAACCTGCTTACAGCACAAACAAAAGTCATTGCCAGCTCGCCTGCCTTCGAGACCGGCGATAATGATTTTGCATTAACGTTACTGTTTTATCGTGGCATGCAGGAAAACGCCGATGGCGATGAATATCCCATGGCAAGCTGCGTTAATTATGATCGCCTGGGAAATGAAATTGGCGATTATCAGTTAAAAATGAACGGCGACAATGGCCTTTATGCCAAATTTCTTCAAAGTTGGTACACTTTTTTGGGTGGATCGGAGGAAATAAAACGATATTTTCACTGCAACGCGGTTGATTTTCTTAATATCACCTCTATGTTTTTACCGCAAAAAGGCGTAGAATGCCGGAAGATTATGGTTGACAATATGATTTGTCTTCCAAAAAAAGCCACATTCATTTTAACCAATGAGGGTATAGACCAGGCTGAAATAATTATGCTTAAATCAAACGCTTATACCGATGGCAGATAAAACCGATACCGGCAAATTCAACAAGGTAATCATTTACTGGAAGAACGATGTGCACAAAAAAGCCATAAGCAATGTTTTACGAATGACAGGAAAGGGCAAGGCGGGAAGCTATTCGAACCTGAAAACAAAAAAAACTGAATTAAAACTTGCAAATGCAATAACTTCACAAACCCGGAAAGATTACGGTGAGATTAATATGGTTGGTTTCCAGTTTCCGAGGCATGGGGTATTCGTGCACAAGGGAGTAGGAAGAGGATGGAAAATGTTAAGCGGCAAAGTAGTACGGACCGCCGCGGGCATCCAGAAAGGCATAAGGATACCCAAGGACTGGATGAATGTGGAAATTGATAATTCCATAGCGGAGCTGGCCGATGAACTTGCGGGGATCAGGGCAGATACGTTTATAAATTCGACGAGATTAAAAATTCTTTAATATGGCTTCAAAATCGGAAAACAGGCGGATCAATCTTTATATAAATGGTAAGGAGGTTAAGAATGAAATAAAGTCAATCCGTAACGAATATTTTAAAATGATCAATGAGCAGTCGCGGATGATCCGCGGCAGCAAAGAATATTATCAACATGCGCAGGAAATAAAAAGGTTGAAAAATATTTTGGATGATCATAATAAACACCTGGGAAGAGTAGGAAAGGCATGGCAAAATATAAAACAAATCATGTATGGGGTTGTTGGCGGGAATATTCTTACCTCACTTTTTAACCGCATTTCAATGGCCATTCCAAACCTTATCAGCAGTCTTGCCAAACTGGATGATAAATTTGCAGATGTAGCCAAAACAACAGGACTTACTTCGGACCAGGTAAAGGAATTACATAAAGATTTCAAAAATATTGATACACGATCGAGTCGTAAAGAATTGCTCGATCTGGCACGTATTGCCGGAAAACTTGGGATCGAGGGTAAAAAGAATATTTTTGATTTTGTAAAAGCGGCCGATCAGATTAATGTAGCTCTCTCCGAAGATCTTGGCGGAAATGCCGAAGAAGCAATCAATCATATTGGAAAACTGGTTGATGTGTTTAAATTGAAAGAAAAATTTACTCTCGAAGAGTCGATGCTTAAAACCGGTAGCGCAATTAATGCCCTTGGGGCCGCATCAACAGCCAGTGAAGCATATCTTGTTGAATTTGCAAAGAGGGTTGCCGGGGTAGCGCCCATGGCAGATATTTCCATTGAAAGTGTCTTAGGTCTTGGCGCCACGCTCGATCAACTCGGCCAGCAGTCGGAGGTTTCATCAACGGTATTTTCGCAGGTAATTCCTGATATGTTTAAAGACACTGCCACTTATGCGGATGTGGCCGGTATGTCTGTAAAGGATTTTACCAACCTCCTGAATACCGATGCAAATGAGGCGTTCATTAAAGTACTCGAAGGGTTGAAAGGCAACAACGAAGGTTTCACAACCCTGGTTGAAAAACTCGACGCCCTTGAGCTTGATGGGAAGCGTTCGATAAGTGTTCTTGGCGTTCTGGCAAACAACACACAGCTTTTAAGAGATCAGCAGAAACTTGCCAATGACGAATTCGAAAAAGGAACTTCACTCACTGAAGAATTCAACAAAAAGAATGAAAACATGGCAGCCAAACTCGAAAAGATCAGTAAATGGATCAATGCCAAATGGATGAATTCCGATTTGATGACATTTTTCGAAAATCTTGTAAATAAAGCCGCAGAATATGTAAAAATTCCGGTATCCGAAACAATGGAAGTGGAGCGAATAAAGGTCAATTCTCTCGCCATTGAAATGACCAACGCCAATACGACCGCTGAGCGAAGGAATGAAATTTATAATGAGCTGAAGGGCATCGCTCCGGATGTGGTTGCAAATATCGATGCTGAAAACATAAGTATCGAAATTCTCAGGGGTAATCTGGCTAAGTATAATGATGAAATGATCAAAAAGATTGCTATACAGGAGAGTGAAGAAACACTTGTCGATAAAAGAAATGAATATGGGAAGGTTGTGGGAGAAAGGGCAAAGGCTGAACTCGATCTAACCAATGAATTGTTTAAGTTGAAGGAGAAAATTGCTAAAGTAGATCAGGAAGCGGCAAAGCACATGGAAAACATTCTGATCAGTCAGTCGGATATTTTGGATAAAGATAAACAAGCCCGCGAAATTGCTGATGCTATTTTGCATCAGAACAAAATGGCTGCATCACTGAGTACTACTGCAGCTAATACTGCATACAAGGTAACCGGATTGAGAGCTGAAGAATTGTCGCTTCAGGAACAATTGAATAAGTCTTTAAAAAGTTATACCGACTTGTATAACCGAATTTTTGGAAACCCTGACGAATTTATAGGTCCGCCTGATGCAGCATATTTGCATGAGCCAAAAACTCCAAAAGTAGGTGGTGGCGGAACCGATCCAGGTAAAAAAACCAAAAAGCCATATCTTGAATTCGATATTAATTCCGTTATTTCACTTAACAAACAAAAAGAAGTCGCTTATAAAGACAGCCGCGATCAGATCGTTCTCGACCTTGAAAAGTCATACCAGCAGGAAGCCAACATAAGGCAAATAGCCCATAACAACGAAATGGCTGCGCTCGGGACAGATGAAGAGGCCAAAAAAGCGCTCGATCAGAAATTTAAACGGGATGAAGCGCTCAGGCTGGCTGCTCACCTGCAGGAATTAATTGCCAAAACCGAAGAAATTTTGCAATCCGGAGGGCTGGAAGGTGTAGGAATAGCCGATGCCATGTTAACCGATGAAGAGAAAGAGGCTTTACTTTCTAAAATTGAGGAACTGAAGGTTAAGATTTCGGAGCTTAATGCGGACGCTGCCAGGCTTCAGAAGGAAGAAGAATCTGATATATTTGGAATGAATCCTGATGACTGGGAAAAACTTTGGGAAAACGTAGGTAAGGCATTGACGATTGCTCAGCAAATTGGAGATATTTGGAGCGCAATAAATACAAGGCTGGCTAACCAGGAAAATGAAAGCCTCCTGCGTTTTGAAAGGAATACCCAGGACAAAAAGAAAGCTCTCGATAAACAGTTAAAAGCGGGATTGATAAGCCAGGAAAAATATAATACTGAAGTTGAGGAGCTTGATAGTAAGTATGATGAAGAAAAAAGAAAATTAGAACGGGAACAGGCGAAAAGGCAAAGAATTGCTGCAATATTCCAAATATTATTGAGCACGGGTATGGCGGTTATGAATGCCGCAACTACACAACCATTTATGCCTCTTGGATTAATTATGATGGCTCTTGCGGCGGCCCTTGGAGCTGCTCAATTAGCTGCCCTGCCAAAAGTACCCGAGTATGCTGAAGGTGGTTTTACGCACGGCGACAAAATGTACCGCGCCGGCGAAGAAGGCCAGGAATGGATTGCGCCCAACTGGATGACCGAACACCCATATATTAACCCGGTGATCCGCGATCTGGAACGGGTAAGAATTGGTGAACCTGCTGATAATGTTTTCCGTTCGCCGGTTGGTCCGGAATATTATGAAAGCAGAACATCAGCCCGGCAAAATGATTTTTACAAAAATTCAACTGCCGATTACAGCCGTCTCGACAGGCTCATAGAGCAAAATAATGAGCTCTTACAATACATGAAGGATCCGAAAAACAGAAGGGCTATTATCGTTCATGACGATCTATCCCGGTATGAAGATGAGATTGCTTTATTACAAGAGCTCGGGAAAATTTAGTCCTTACCATATTCATCTAATTGTAATTTTAAGATACCAAGCCGTTCGGCTATTACATTTAATTGATGTGCTTCGGCATAATGTTTTTTTGCTTTGTATAAATCGGTAAGTTTACCGATAGTGCTTTCACAGCATTCAATAATAATATACATTCCATGCCACACGATGCTTGACCCGTTTTCAAAATGTGACCTGGAAACCATAAGCGAAAATTTTCTGTCGATGATTTCAATGTCCCTAAAAACGAAATTATCATTGATAAAATGCATCTGCCTGTCGTATTCACCCGAAGAGTAAAACCAGGCCTTCCGGTATTCTGTAAAAATGTCAATGTATAGCGCATTGATCTCAAAAAGCTTCCGGTTCAAAAAATAATTTGTAACGGTAAGAAATGCTTTTGCCTTTTTCATGTCTGAAAAATAAACGGTTACATTGTTACCGAGGAAAACTTGATGCTTTCTTTGCTTTGTTATATGGTTTGATTTGTCGGCTTTTGTAAGGTTTTCAATTCTTATTTTTCGCATAGCAGGAAAATTAATCAGCTTTTTACTTTTTTAAATTATTGATAATCAGGTGCAGATGTTTTTGAAAATGTTATATAATTAATATTAAGCAAAACCCTAAACATTTGATTTAATGAACGTTTTTAAAAAGAACTCTGTCAGCGTATTATGATATGTTTTGGGCGGAGTTTTGGATTGCTGCGGATTGAGTTATGAAAAAAGAGGTAAAGCGCGCAACCAGTGCGCTTTATTTTTGGCAATAAATTGAATGAACGACTTTTAACAGGCTTTTTTATTTTTATCCCTGAGCTCCGATAGATCTCTTTCCAGTTGATTGCATCTTTCCCTGAAATACTTCAGGTCCTCCTGCAGGTTTTCGCTCATATTTTTCATCGATTTGACGTACTCCTGGGCAGGTTCATGAAGAAT